AAAACTTGTTGGACGATTTGTTTAGCAATATCACTAGGCATAATATGTTCCCACTGTAGTATTATTTAGTAAGTTTAGAATTCTCCCCGCTTTTGATCCGCAGGATCGATTGAAGATTCATTGGGTGCTACCTCTGCTGCAGGGGCACCATTGCCACCAGCGGCAGGATCAACTCCTGCTTCCATTGCAGCTAATTCAGCAGGATCTTGTATAATTCCCGCCTCCATTTCTTCTTCAATTTGTTTGTCAATTTCTATAATTTCTTGATCAGTCTGTTTCAGAACTTCACGACGCATATATTCAACAGAGAAATATTTGCCAACATAAGGATCCATAACATTAACTTGATTCATACGCTCATTACGGATCTCAATATCCTTAAGTTCTGAGAAGTAATTGTCAGCAACAAAATCAAATTGAATATGGGTCTTCATCTCATCCCATTCTTCAAGAGTTATAATACCCTTAAGAACAATTTGAGCTTTCAGAAGATCCATAAAGAGTTCTGAAAATCTCTTACGGAGACGTGCAATAAATTTCTGGAACTTAACTTCGTCACGTGTTATCTCTGCTGCACGACCAATATTAAAAGTCGTTTCTGTCTCTAATCTTGAGTTAGGAACGTTCAGTGATTTGTATAGTTTCTTTTGGAAGTACTTAACATCTTCTAACTCACCTAAGTTTTGTCCACCAGGTAATGTAGTAATTTCAGTACCTCTACCACCTTCTCTCCTAGGTAACCAGAAGTCTTCCATCATGGACATGAACTTCTTGTCATCCTTAATCTCACCAGTATTTGAATCGTATACAATTTTGTTTCTGTAACGACCCATTACTTCACGTAGATATTGTTCCGCTTTATTCTTAGGAAGGTTACCTACATCAATATAAAAAATTCTTCTTTCTGGTGCTCTTGATAATCTGTAGATAACAAGAGAGTCTTCAATCATTCTAAGTTGATTAACTGCTTTAATCGCCTTATGCAGGTGACTAAGAGTCATATTCTTATTAAGGTCTTGAACACCAGAATGACAATATGTAATAGAATCAGCAGTAATCTTCATACCCTGATTAGTAGAGTTCTTCAAACCCTTAGGGTTGTAAAGAAAATAGTCTGCACTTTTTTGTGTTAGTTGAGCATTAAGATCTTGATCACGCAGTTGCTCTGGACGTTTATTATCATACTCAGTTACCTTGCGAATCTTACGAGGATCGATATAGCGAAGTTCACAAAGACCATCTTCAGGTTTCTTAGGGTCAATTACTTTATGATAAAAAAGTCTTCCATCAACATACCATCTACGGAAGATTTCATACGAACGATTTTCAAAATCAAGGAGACGTAGAACTTCGTCAAACTCCTCTCGCATTAATTTTTTAATTTTATCCGAAACCTTTAGGTTGGAAAGTTCCAACTCAACTGGTACATCATCAAAATTTCCACAAATTGTTTCGTTAACAATATCATCAACTGCACTATCACACTCAGGATTCATCACCATCTCCCTATATCGGGTGATAAGTTCGAAATCATTACGGATAGTTCCGTCAAAATCAACAGAATAACCATAGTACCCGCCACCTACTACAGGTTGCGAACCATCCATGTTATCTTTTTGAACAAAAGAAGGTCCCTTAGGAACCTTCTTCGCTCTTTCAAGACTATATCCGAAGAGCTGATTTGCCATTATATTCTAGATTAAATTGGTCCTGATCTATTTATCAGTCCTATGAAGTAGCACTGGTAGGAGTTATAGGAGTCCAGTATTGAGTTTGAAGTTCAACTGTGAATTCTTCAATCGCATCATTGTTACCAAAATCTAGATCAATTGCAGCGATGTTACTTGGGAAGACATTATAGAACTTATAAGACTTAAGTACTTTAGGTTTCTCACCATCTTTAACATCACGTGCTAACTGATGAACACTCATATCAGCAAAGTAACCACTACTATCATCCTGATCACCAAGACCAGCAGCAGATGTAAAGTTCTCGTTATATGATTGAATGGCAGATGTCCAAAGTTCAAATGCATTGCGAAGAGCAAATCCACTGTCGTTTTGAATTGTAATTGTCCAAGGTTCGAATGTCCTGTCTCCTGCAATCTTTAAAACACGACCTCTGAAAGGAACTTCAATAACTCCAATCTGAGAAGAAGGAAGATTTGCTGCACGAACAGTAAATTTTCCAAGATTTACAAGACTTGCATTATTAATAATTCCTGAAGGGAATGCAAGGTCTACCTGAAATAAATTAGGACGAGCAAAGTCTGAAGCGACGTTTGCTTTAAAATCGTCAATGGTGCCTCTTTTTGCCATGGTTTTTTAGATGATTTCTCTTTCAGTAATATTTAGAATAATTCATATTTTCAGACAAAAAAAAGGAGACCCATTGCGGGTCTCCCAATATTCTGGTTCTCTTGGATCATCTTTAGGATCCCAGTAGAAGAATTTCATCTGGGATAACCTGCAATGTTTAAGAGGTTTTATTTTCATTAACTAGCTACTTCAGTAAATGCAACACCACTTCTGGTTGCTGTAAATGTAAGAGTAATGTAGTTAATTGTACGTGTTGGTTTCACGAAGATTTCTGCGTAGAACTCTCCACGATCAACTGCCTCAGAAGGGTTGTTGTCATCGTCACACTTAACTAAGAAGTCAGTTACACCACGACGACCTTGAACTTCACGAAGATAAGGTTCAACAATATTGAGGAACAATGAACGTTGTGCAGCATCATTTTGCTCAAAGAGTTGTGATTTAGCAGCACCAGAGATTACTCTTTCGATTGTTAGGAACAAACGACGAACGTTGATTCTATCAAATGCGGATGCAAATCCTTGTGCAGTCTTATCACCATATAGAACCACACCTTGACCAGGGAAGGAAACAATAGGATTAACACGAGCAGCATACAAGCGATCACGTTGCGACTTGTTAGGAGTATATGCAAGTTTGATTGCATTTCTCAAGATACCACGTTGGAAACCAGCAGGTGAGAACCAAGGTTCTGAAATTTCCGTAGTCTGTAAGCAAAGTCCAGCAACGTCACCATTACAAGGAACGTAACGATAAACATCATTATACTTATCGTAAATATACTTGTAACCAGAATCAAATGAAACGTAAGAACTAGAAGGTAACGTATCAAAGAAATTAATAATGTTATTAGTGATTGTATTTGCGTTACTTATACCAATAATGTTACCACGACGAGGAGATACAAACAACATGCAATCTCTACGCTCTTCAACAATATTTGTTAAAGCAGTAACTTTAGCAAGTGCCTCAGCATCTGTAGCACCAGAAGGACCAGTCAAGATATAATCAACTGTCTGTGACTCAGGATCTTCAAGTAGTTCGTATGCAGTAGTTACATCAGTATTGCTTACAGAATATACACCACCAGAAGAAGCATAGTCAGCACCGTCAGCAAGTCTGTAGTAGAATGTTGCGTTGTTCTTAGAACCAAGAGTTGTACGTCCAGCAGGATAATCAGTAGATCCAGCAGCAGAACGTAGAAGGTTAAACTGTCTAGCAGAAGCAGAAACACCCCAAGTACCAGTAGAACCAGATGCACCTGCGTTGAATACTCCTAACTCATGCTCACCCCAGTAGATATACTCGGAGCGTGCCTTCAGAACATTAACATAGTAGTTTGTTTCGCCAACAGAAGTTTTAGCATCAGATGCTTTAGAAACACCTATAAAACGCTCAAGTAAAGCACCAGTCGTACCAGTGATTTTACCATCAATGTCAACAACAACGATATGGAGTTCATCACGGAATCCACCTACCTCTGTCGCAAACTTAGAAGTGCCAGGACGAGGAGCAACGCTTACCCACTTTACACCAGGTAGATACTCACGCTCATCATACTCACCACGAACTGAAGTAACAGTTACGTTAGTAGAGTTTGTGTCAGCAACAACATCAGCAGCAGCAAAATTAATACTGTCCTTATTAAGACCAATATACAAACGACGCTCAATGGTAGTATCGATAGCAGCGGTATTTGTTCCCTGAGTAATTACTTGGTTATCTGAAAGAATACCAGTAACACCACCAGAAGGAAGACCAATTTCTAATTTCTTATTAGCAGGATCCCATGCGAGAACATTTACTGACTCATCAGAACCACCAATACTAATTGTAGTAGCAGTACCAGGAGTAAAATCACCAACAACAGTGTCTACAGTAAGAACGATGCTATACTTGAAGACTTTACCAGCAGCACCAGAAGCAGCAGTTAATGCAGCATCAGCAACAAATTCATGTTCGTTACCTGAACCAGGAGCAGGGAGAACAGCGATCTGATCAGCACCAGCGTCTGTTACAAATATACCGATTGAATTACCTTTAGTACCAGGAGTTTTTGATGCCCAAGTCCAGTTATTGTTTGCAGTCTCGTAGTTTGTTTCGTAGTCTTGAAAATTCTTGATTAGAGGTGCAGTTCCAGTGTCAACACCATTCTTCAATGAAGTTGAAGTTACACGAACTGTCTTAAGGACACCACCATATGAAAGAAACTGAGCAGCAGTATACCAGTACTCATAGTTATTGTCATTTGGTTTCCCAAATACGTCTGTAAGATTTCTCTCATTAGAAATATTTACTATTTCTTCAACTGGACCTTGCTCAAATGGTGCCGCAATTACGCCAATGTTTGCGGTAGAGAGCGTGGTAATAGTAGTCAGGTCTCTCTCCTGTATCACTACACCTGGCGATGATTGATTTGCTGCCATGTTTATATACTCCTAGGAAATGATGTCAACATCGGTTGTCTAAGATTATTTATATTTTTGAAACGTTACCTAAACTCCCACATGTAGGACTTATCCCCGTATTCCGCAATCTCCCATCTTTCTCCTTGAGCATCGATGATATGATCATCCTCTAATCCATCTGATATAAAACCAAAGGGAGCCATGTCTTGTTCAATATTTTCTCTTTGATCATCGTAAATACGTTGCCTTACATCATTGTCATGCAACTCTTTAAAAAATTCTTGCATTGCCATCCACGAAAAAATAACTAGACACATTGCTAGGTCATCATTACATCCGTCTTCTGCGGCAAAGGATTGTCCCTTTACAATAAATGTAGTTAGTTCTGCAATCGTATCATAATCTTTGATTATTAATTTATCTTCTTCTAATAATGCTTTAAGATTAGAACAACCAACTGCTTTGACAGCAGTACTCATCTTTACACCAAGTTGAGTTTTCTTACCTGAGAATCCCTGTCCTAATTGCTGTCCTGCCCTTCCTCTCATAGCAACTTGTAGTAAATTTTCATACTCAAGATCAAATTGAATAATATCTGCAACCTGACCACCAATATCATTTACCTCACATAATACGTAAGCATTATTATAGTTTTTCGCTACATCTACAATAACATTAGGGAAGATAATAGGTTTGATATCATTATTTCTATACTTAGCAACGAGTTCATATGGTACTGTTGTAGTATCAATAACACAGAACGCTGAGTAATCTTGACTTACACCACGAGCAACGTCAACAGTTACAATATAATTATGATCTTCTTCTACTTGTTTATATACCGCAAGACCTCTATTTTGTATGATAGGATCTTCATAAGGCATAGTCCTCAACTTACTAGGACTGATCAATGTGTCAACAGATCCTAGAAACTCACACTCAAACTCAACTTTAAACTGTTGCTCTGACGTGTTAGCAATGGTTTGATCTTTCCATGCTGCATCTCTACCAGGAACAGCAGACCAATGAACCTCAGTTGGGATGTATTCGTTCTTACCTCTCTCCGCATCATGCCAGAGTTTGTAGAACATGTTCATCCCATGAGGTGTACTAATGATGATAACCTTGGTAGATTTACCAGATGAGATAGTAGGATATACAGAACTAAAGAACTGATCAGCGATATGATTCGGAACGAAAGCGAATTCATCCAGAAATATAACATTAAACGACATCCCCCGCACAGCACTAGACGAAGTAGAAGCAGCCATGATTTTACTTCCATTCTCCAATTCCAAACTTCCTCGGTTCCATTGGAGGATTCCTTGCTGGAGCCACTTTGGGAGGTTTTCATAAGATAATTGTAATCGTTGCAGCATCTCACGAGAAGTTGCTGCTTTGTTTGCTAGAATTGCGACATTGACATTCGCTTTAAAAAGAACAT